CTTAGGGCCATTCGGGAAATGTTTGGGGTGGATGCGGCAACCAAACAAACTAATCTCAATTTAGATATGTCTCAATTAACAGATGTACAATTACAACGTATTGCAGCCGGCGAGGAGCCGCTCAAGGTCATCGGTTCAGATTCAAGCAGAAGCTGAATTAGAACGTCGGCGACGTGAGGAAGGGGATAAACCGTTAACCGACCTCATTACCTGGATTCAATCTGAGTTTTATATACCCGAATTAAACGGGCCGATTCAACTCTACCCCTATCAAATTGCCACTCTACGCGAATCGCAAGCGAAAGATAGCGAGGGCAATTTCAAGTATAGCTTAGTCGTTTGGGGTGATATTAAAAAATCGGCCAAGTCGAGTTTAGCTGCTGCCATCGCTCTCTACCGCGCTTTTCATACCAAATGGGGTAGTGTCAAAATCATAGCCAACGACTTAAAGCAAGCTGACTCCCGCGTCGCTTTCTACCTTCGCAGGGCTATTGAACTTAACCCGCGTATGACGAATATTAAGCAAGCTAACTACAAAACTACTCTGCCTAACCATACTACCATCGAAGCTATCCCCATTGACCCGGCCGGTGAGGCCGGGGGCAATGATGATTTCATTTGCTTCAGTGAGTTGTGGGCAGCGAAACATAAGGCACTCGAATCTATGTGGAGTGAGATGACACTAAGCCCTATGAAATTTGGCAAGTCACAGCGTTGGGTTGAAACCTATGCCGGCTTTAGCGGTGAATCGCCAATACTCGAACGGCTGTATGAGCGCGGTATTAAAGGTGAGAAGCTAGATTTAAGCTATACTGATGAAGCTGGCACTTACCACGACCTGGCTGATTTAGAGATATACCGTGACGGCCAAATGCTCATGCTGTGGAATACCGTACCTCGCTTACCATGGCAGACATCTGCTTATTACTCCCAAGAGGAGTCTGTCCTTCTCCCTACTGAGTTTCGGCGCATGCATAAAAACGAGTGGGTCGGCTCAACTTCCAAGTTTGTTGAAAAAGTATGGTGGCAAAATTGCTATGAGTCTTTGCCCGCATTGGATTCCCGTGAACCTTGCATCCTATCGGCTGATGCGGCGAAGGGCGGCGATTCTACCTCACCGGCTGATTGCTTCGCCTTAGTCGTTATCACCCGTCACCCTAATCGGCGCGATGATGTAGCAGTGCGCTACTGTGGTATATGGCAAGCCGAAAAAGGGCAACTGCTAGACTATGGCCCGATAGATACTGAGATACGTCGATTACTCGCCACATTCGCTATAGTCGAATTTACATACGATCCATATCAGCTTCACAGTATGGCGATGGATTATCGGCGCGAGGGGCTGGTTAAAACCTTTGAGTTCAAGCAAACAGAACCACGCCTGAAAGCTGACAAACAACTTCGTGACTTCATCATAGCCAGACGAATAGCGCACGATGGGAATCCTATTCTGACTGAGCATATAGATAATGCTAATGTGACGAATCATGGGGAGGACGGTATACGTATTGTTAAGCGTTCTGCTAATCTAAAAGTAGATTCAGCCATTGCTACTTCACAGGGGGTAGCAAGGTGTTTATACTACAACTTTTAATCTAAAGGGGATGATATGAAATCTTTAGCTTGTTATTTCTTTGGTCATCTTAGGCCGCTATTTGCTTTTGATAGACGCTATCGTTGTCGGCGTTGTGGTAGAATGGTAGTAGAGAGAAATGATTGACGGAGTCCAACTTAAACAACTCACTACCCACACTGACGAGCGCGGATTCTTCCGCGAGGTTCTGCGCGCTACTGATTCAATTATGCTTGATGGCTTTGCTCAATTGTCGCAAGCTAAAATGGATAACGATGTAATCAAAGCCTGGCATATTCACAGATTCCAAACTGACCTATGGCTAGTCCCCCTCGGCAAAATTAAAGCAGTGTTATGTGATATGCGCCATACCTCATGGCCTGTGTTGCCGAATGAACTTATTGAACAATGTGAGTTTGTCGAATATCTCATGGGTGATGACTGTCAACCTTTCGTATTAAGAATTCCACCCGGTGTAGCACACGGCCTCAAAGTTCTGCAAGGGCCAGCGTATTTGTTCTATATTACCTCGCAGGTGTACAACCCAGAGGATGAAGGTAGGATACCGTATGATGCGCTGGGATATGATTGGTTCAAACAAGACATAAAATAGCTTATTGTAATTTATTGCAAAGTAGAGTAAAATGTTATTCATACCTAGAGACATCATCGAGAACATGCGCCGGTTAGTTATCCAATTTCTCAACCTACTCGACGATGCACTTGGATTACCGCGCACGATTCCAAGTAAAGAGGATCGGCGCAGGTTACGCGATTTAATAAAGTAGTTCCCACCTTTTCGGCTAAAAGCTTAGCGGTGTAATCAGACACACTGCTATTTTTTATGCCCGAATCTCACACTAATGGCACTAAAGCCTTAGACCCCATAGCCGAATTATCTTTACAACGCCGCGCAGAGGAATCTGCAACCGGTGGCGTCTACTCGTGGTGGTTTGCTCGCTATGACGATGGCAGCGAGATAGCGCCCTGGTGGAGTCCACAGCGTGACTTCGACCTGCGCCTATTCACCTGGCGTGAAGGTAACGACATCTTACAGGGTGCGGTATCCTCTATGGTGAAATGGGGTAAGACACTGGCATGGGTATGCGAAGGGCCAGATAGGGTAGTTAACAGATACCAAAGCGTCCTATCCGAATCTGAGTTCGGTGATGGATGGGGAACACTAATCTCTAAAGCCCTCACTGACTACCTCACTCAGGACAAGGGCGCATCTATCGAAGTCATCGGCGCTGGTAATCCTGATGGGCCAATACAGGGGCCGGTACTTGGCCTGGCTCACCTCGATGCGCAATACGTGCAGCCAACTGGCGATGTGAACTACCCCATATTATTCCATAATGTGAAATCCAAAACAACGCATAAGATACATACGACTCGTGTCATTCGCATAGTAGATATGCCCAGTCCTGATGAGCGGATGTTGGGGATTGGATTCTGTGCCGTTAGTCGTGTTATCGCTGCGTCCCAGGTTTTGCTTAAACTCGTAAGGTATAAAAACGAGAAGCTAAGCGACATGCCGGAAGCTGGTATACTCATCCTTAACAATCTTATGCCGGCACAGTGGAAGGATGCACAGGCTAAACACCAGAAGGACCGGCGCAAGCTAGGTGCTGAGATATGGTCGAATATTATGACCTTATTCAGCATCGACCCGGCGCAACCGGCAACGGCTAACTTCGTATCCTTTGCTAATTTACCCGATGGCTTTAACGAGGAAGTGGCACTTGATACCTACCTCAATATTGTGGCGCTAGCTTTCGGTGTAGATAAGCGCGAGTTCTGGCCGGAGTCGAGCAGCGGCCTGGGTGGGAATCGCGAAGCAGCTGTCATGGCGCAAAAGGCCAGAGGTAAAGGTAAGGGTGACATCATAGCGGCCGTTGAACGCGCTATCAACTGGAAGGTGCTACCGGCGTCCGTGAACTTTAGATTCGATTTTAGAGATGATGAGGAAGATAAACTTAAGGCTGAGATTAATGCTGCTAAAGTAGAAAGCATTATGAGTATGTGGAAGCCCGAACAAGTAGACAAAGGTATTCTGCCTCCCGTATCGGCTATCGAATTACGTCAGATGCTAGCTGATAATGTACCTGACTATTTCAAACAAGAGTTCTTGGAATTTGATGTATCAGGTGAGGAAGAGTTAACGGATACAGAGCGGGAGGACAAGGCGCTGAATCGTATTGTGGCTATGGCAGAGAAGAATTATCAGGATGGTAAGATAAGTTTAGATGACCTTATTGAGTTTCGATTAGGTACAGTGCTAGATGGGAGTCTATTGAATGAAAATCGTTTGTCTTAAAAATGGCCCGTATCTGGTTACGGATGATACGTTATCTCAAGTTACTAACGAGGATGGCACAATTGATACACTCAAGGCCGGCCCCATTGCCCTATGTCGCTGTGGACATTCTGCCACCAAACCGTTTTGTGATGGTAAGCATAAGGTAGTGAATTTTGAAGCTGAACAAGTTGAATTAGATGAGCGTATCTAGTTATCAGGCCGGCCTAAGATCAGCGACTAGGGGATTCTATAACGGGGTTCTAACTCAGGGGCAGTTCGTAGATTCCATGGAATCTACCATTCGCAGAGGTCTAACTCAAGCATTCATAGAGGGCGCAAAAGTCTGTAATGTAGCACAGGACGAATTAACCGATAAGGAACTAGACGCACTCACGGAAGCTATCGAAAGTGAGTATGAATATATTAGCGACTTTGCAGCTGGTATAGAAGAGAGTGAGAAGTTAGCAGCATTGTATAGTCGGCTAGATAGGTGGACTCTGCGTTATACCGACATACTCAACCGTGCCAAGACGATGGCATGCGCCGATGAAAAACTAGAATGGCGACTCGGCGCAACTGAGAAGCATTGCAATACTTGCCCTAGACTAAATGGTAAAGTCAAGCGCGGTAGCCAGTGGGATAGGCTAGGTATCCATCCGCAGCGACCTCCTAATTCGTGTTTAGATTGCGGCGGGTGGGAGTGTAAATGTGGTGTTTATCCGACCGATAAAGCGGTTAGTCGAGGGAGTTTAGGAGTAAGCTGTTGAAGGAACGATTAGCAGAATTATGCCATAGCCAATGGAGTGGATGGGTTAGATACATGTTCTCTAAAGGTATGCTCAATGAGGATGGTACTTGGACTATGCCGGTTGAATTTGTCCAGCGTTGGACCAGGCAGATGAATACTCCCTATGCTGAATTATCAGACTCAGAACAGAATAGTGATAGGGATGAGGCCGATAAGTTCATAAAGCTAGTTTATGGGGACGATGAATGAAGTTTATTAACCTACCCAAACCGCACGGCTTCCTCATCTGGCGTGGTAAGCAAACGACTATCGCGTCGCCTACTGCTTTGCTTAGTGGTGAGAAGATGCTAGTCATCAGCGATGGTGAGCCATACGGTGAAGCTATCCTATCGCAACCCGTAGCCGTGAATCTAAGCGGCTTTGAGGATATGCAAGATTCCCACTGTGTCAGGCCGGAGGATCGCAAACTCTATTGGCCCGATGCTGATAAGTTCTTTGTCTACAAATTCAAAGACTGGCTCCCCTATGAGGATTTTGTACCGACTGGCAAATTCTATGATAACGAGGAAGTAGTCAAGCGCGTCTTACCTCGCAGGACTATCGAATTAAATGGTGATGAGGCAGAGGTACTCGACTTACCTGAGCCGACCAGCGAACAGCAGAAACTGCTAGAACAGGTTGAGCGTCTACCCAAAACGCTAATCCTGCTAGATGAGGCAGTAAGGTTAGAGGATGGCAAGGCAGTATATTGTAGTGGGGTGGATTGCTCCAAACTAGAACCAGTATTGGCAGCGACATTAGACGGTGCTAAATCGGCTGACTCCTTGCCATTATACCAACTTGCACTTGTCAGGATCCCACGGTTAGCATTTAGAGAAAAAAAAAGTAACACTCAGGAAGGTGATAAAGCTATGCCATATTCAAAAGTTAAACGCGGTGATGAGTGGTGCGTTATCAAGTCGGACACAGAGGAAGTTGAGAAGTGCTATGATGACGAATCTAAAGCTGATGATTACCTGGCAGCATTGCGTGCCAATGTGAATGAAGGTAAAAGCGTAAAGGAACTCATAGCTGAAGCGCGTAAATGTTACGATGAGGGTATGCCTATGTCAGTTATGTATGGCGGCCCGACCTCATTTGCTGAGTTTGAAGCTATAGAGGAGGAACACGAAAAGAGAATGGAAGTAAGAGAACTCACGTTTCGATTCCAAACTCTGTCTAGCAACATTTTTAATTCACCTGATGTAGAAGATAAGGCATCGGCCTTAGCAGCTTTAGCGAATGAGTACGGCGGCTTGGTAGGCGAGGCTGTTAAGTCGGCTACTGTTGATGAGGATAACAAGGCCGGTGAAGGTTATCTCGTGCCAGATGGGAATCACCTGCCCACTCGAAAGGTTGGCAAGCTAGATCACGGGCTTATGGGCAGTGCATGGGCTGCCTTGCATGGTGGCTATCGTGGTAACAAATACGAAGGGCCGAATAAGTCACAAGCTATAGCCAAGCTAAAGAAGCTCTACGAATCAGAAGGTATGGATACACCTAGTGAAAAGGGTGACACCGAAGTACCCGAAGGCGAGAAAGTCGGCAAGCGAATCCGGCAAAGTATGAAGGATAGACTCAAGCAAGCATGGGAAACGATTAAGGAAGTGATGGACTGGGCAGAGCCAGTTGATGAGACTGCGCTGGATATGATGTCTAAGTCCATAGCTATCAAGCAGGTAAACGGCAAACCGTGGTTTATTGCCTACTCGACTAATGCCTTTGAGGATAGAGAACAAGAAATCTTTAGCACCAAATCCTTAGAGCAATATGTCCAAGAAGCTGAGACGAAAAAGGATAGGGGTACATTCAACTTCTGGCACATACCCGGCTCTGACTTTGCACAGAAGGAATGGCAAGCTGTAGTAGGACGCTTCTTGGTCGAAGCTGGCCCATTTCTCGATAACGAGTTAGGACAGGCAGCACTTAAATTCTTTAACGAATACCCTGACGGTCATCCCGATATAGCACCGGAAGGGTGGGGATGTTCCCCTGAATATAGATACTTGCCAGAAGAGCGCAAAAGTGGGGTGTATGAAAACATTTGGATAACACGAACATCAGCTCTGCCACGGTTGGCAGCGGCTAATATATGGACGAAAGGAACTATCATGGCAGTAACAGAAGGGCAAGAAAAGGCAGGTAAGTTATTGTTTGGTGGGCCGTTGTATGACAGACTCATTAAACCGGCAGAGGTCATGACTAAAGAGCTAGAGGAAGCGAATGTCAATCATAAGGAAGTAACAGCAGAGGTTACAGAACCAGCTACTATCGAAGTGCCGGTCAATGAAATCGCTAATGAGGTTGTCAAGCTAATCGACCTGGCAGCATTTGGTGA